TAACAATGCTGCTTCTGGTTCTGGTATCTCTGGATCCTCTGCGGTATAAAATTTATCTAAGATTGATTGCATACTATTTGGATTTTTATAAATCTGTACCAATGCCATAGTTGCTTTCTCATCTCCCTGACTAGCTTGTATTTTTAATGTCTCAAACAATGTACGTTCAGCTTCGTCTTTTAGTATTCTATCATTAATCTTCTGAACGTTATCTAAACCGTCCATGTTTTCTTGTAAGGTTTCTTTATCTATGATACCTGCTTGTAGTAACTGAAGTCCAGAAACAATTTTAGTAGGTTCATCAAAACCTGCCATGACACCATAGATACGTCTTGTCTTGTACATACCTTTAATATCTGCTGCAGGTGTGTATTGTTCAGCATAAGCTGTACCTTTTAAGTAACCTGCCATAGGTTTTTTAGTTTGACCGTTAAGCGCCTCGTCCATTTCTAAACGTTTATAATCTAGTTCTTCCATTGCTGTTTTTAGTGATAACTGATATTCCTTGACGTTTAGATCAACGGACGATAATAGTTCTTGCAACCCTCTACCTGTTACAAACGAGTTAGGGGATATAGCGTCATCGCTTACTGGATAGCTAGAACCAACACGAAGTTGTCTCTCTATCCTGTCAATCTGTGTAAACAACTGATACGGAATATTATTAGGTGGTTTAGAAACTTGTGAACCTGGGCTTAGGTAGTTGACTGATAATCTACCACGCTTATAGTTACCGCTTTCTAGTTCTCCAATAATATTGGTTTCTGTGAATACACTATCTTCCATAGCAATAATAGATAAGACGTTAATCTTTGCCATTGCTGCCATCAAACCTAGTACGTGGTCATACTGACCAGTTAATCTATCAAAGCTAAATCTCTTAGAGATAACAAACCTTGGACCTGATTTAAGTGGGTTAGGAGTGTAATCTAAAATCTGTTTTGTATCTGGTAAGAATACGTAAGTACCTTCTTCGTTATAGTACTCTACTAATTCAACACCGTCAGCTAGTTGGTTATCCCAACTTCTCTGGAAACCGTCATGGTATTTAAACTTACTGTAACCTGATGGGAACTGACTACTCTCATCAACCATCACTTGTGCTTGTGGATACATCTGTTTAATAACTGCAGTAGGTACAAGTCGTATAAGTGCTAGCTCTTTAGGATCTTGGTCTGGACCATAATATCCTGGGTAACAATCATAAGGATCTCTAAGTTCTGCATGAGGATACATGATACCGTCTGGCGACATCTTCTGTCTTATTATCCATACACAAAAACCATAACCAGGTAGCCAACGTGCAGCTTGTGGCATTTGCATATCCATCTTAGAGTTTCCGTCTAAGCTAGAAACAATACGTTCTAATTTTTCTGCTTTGCCTTTTGCTCGTTCACTATCTGCATACTGGTCAACTTTAATGTCAGGCATACGCCCTAGTTTCTGTGCAAGATGTTCTAAACCTGAATTGATAAGGTTAGGGATTGGTAAGTCTGTGTCGTAGTTTTTAGCGTCATTACCTAGTAATGCTGCGATACCATTGCTACCGCCATTCATTATAGAACGCACTCTATCACGATACTCATAGTGTCCACTATGCTCGTGCATACCTTTTAAGTCGTCCGTTTTAATAAGTAGTTCGTCAGGTGTTAACATTTACCAAAAAACCTCATTGTGTTCGCTTTGCTTGTAATAGCTATAAGATGGAGTATAGTCACTCTGCACTTCTGATAACATGATTTTTACGTTTGTGCGTATACGTTTCATTGGAAACCAACTTGCCATAACTAAGTCAGTTTTAGTTTTTACATTACGTGAGTTAGAGGCACCTGCTTGTGAAAAGTAGAGTAACTGTTGTCTAAGAATGTTTACTTTACGTTTTGTTTGTGCGTCTGCCCACGGTAAGTTCATCTTCTGTTGTTCATACATACCAACCATACTGGTTACACCAAAGGTCGGATCCCATTTATTTTTATATGTCTGATGTCCTTCTAGTCGTACACCATGTGCTGCTGCCCAGTTTCTAATCTCTCTGTCTTGTCCAATAGCACGTTGAAAACCATTCTCCTCTATTACCCAATGACTTAACCAGTATTTCTCATACCATTCTTTCATTAAGTTATGTGCTTTTTGTATACCACCACCTTGGTCATTCTTGACATCAACTAGCCATACTTGTTGCGTTTTTGCATTATACGCCCAAAGCACCGCTGCTTGATACCCCGTACTTGCAGGATCTAACCCTGCAATCAATGCAGTATGCGGAGGTATATCTCCTAGTTTTCTAGATGTATCTAAACACGCGTCTACACTCTCTGCGGTAAATAAACTCATGCCGTCAGGTATAGCTTTATTAAGATAGACCATTTCAAATATATTTCTACCACCTGTTGTCTCTGCTGACGCTAACTGTTCTATTAACCACTTATGTGTACGTTTTTCTGCCCATAACATGTGTGGTGTATGGTCTAGGGTTTCGTCCTCTAGTGGTATTTCTAAATCATGCGCACGGTCTACAATGCTTTCCCATGCTTGGTTCTCTAAGAGATGATGGTAAAGATCGTCTGGGTGTTGTCTTGATCCGATGACAACCATGCCTGTGTGTTCCTCTTTACGTGACTGTAATGTTGTTGTCCACCAGTTCCTGGTGTTTTCTCTAGCACTTGGTTGCACAGTACTTCCATGATCCTCGATGTCGTCTGCAATAATAAGGTCTGCGTCTCGGGAAAGGATTTTACCTCCCTTTCCAATTGCGACAAGAGTTGGCGACTTAATACCAGAGACTGTTCTAGTTGCAACAGTAAATTGACTGGACGACCAACTTTTTCCGCTTCTATTAGCAGGTCTAAATCCGTCCCAATCTCCGTAATCCTGGATAAGTCCTTCATTGTTCTCCAAATGGTCTAATACTGCACCAACACTATTCTTTGCAATATCCTCGTTACCACCGCACCACATGATACGTATGTTGGGATTTTTAGCAATCATGTAGACACAAAAGTGTGTTAACAGATCTGTCTTCCCATGTCTAGGTGGCGACAATATCATCAACCGTTTACCGTGTTGTATACTATCTAAGATAGCACTTATCCACCTTTTTTGAAAGTCTGGTGTCTCATAATTTTTATTCTGTTCTGTTAAGAAATACTCATCTCTAAAGCGTACAAAGTCGTCTACGTCCGCCTCTTGAATTTCCCCCACAACCGCTTGCTCTCGCTTCTCGTGTTCTGCCTTCTTAGCAGTATCCTCTAGAAATGCTGCCATAGCCCTAGAGACACTAGCCGCTGAACAGCTTAGTATATCTGCAACCTCTTTTTTAGTCTTAGCACCACTCAATATGTCGTGAAAAAAATTTTTCTGTTTCATAATAGCGTAATAATCCCCTCTACGTTTCTGTACATTGGGGTTTACTTCTTTGATGACCTGCATGTCACTTGCACTTTTCTTAGCCCTATATGCCCTTTTCTTTGTTCTATTGGCACAAGTATCACTACAGTACTTCTGACGACCTTCTGGTAATGGGACTACACAATCTGAAGCTGTGCAAATGGTGTTTTTTTGTTTACTTGACATACTGCTATGGTATAGTGTAGCATAGATATACTAATCGGAACAAACATTATGGTATTCCTGCCTTTACAAGTACCGTAAGATAAAGATCATGTTTTAAAGTGTTGGGCTAGCAGGACCGCACCAGTCGTGGGTTGAGCCACATTCCTCACATATTATTTATTACAGAGAGAGAAACACACTACATATCGTTACTAGGCTTAATAAAATGCGTTGGGTTGGGAGTGACACAGGGTTAGCTACACCTACAACGACTGCCCGTGCCAATATAACAAACTTTACTGCTACACAGTAATAAGTTGTTATATACTACATATAGTACACCAACATATAGTATACTGTCTACTGGGGGTGTTCTAGAAATAAGATAGATCGTTTGTTCCAAAGCTACTAACTTAACGTAGGTGCAACTCCTACCACCTCCACAAATTACCACATAAACATTGACGTATTCATATATATTTCCGCACGCCCCAGGTTTAAGTATGGGGGTTATATATATCAATCTGTGTTAGTCGTAGGGTTGTTTGTAACGTTCTGCCTCGTATCGTACACGATATGCGCGTAACTGCCTGCCTACACGCTCGCCAACTAGAACGCATACTATTTCTTTAAACTGCTATACCCGTACCTTAAAAAAGATAAAAGAAAAAGCGCCTTAGGGTTGGCGCTCTCTCTCTGTGTGTATGCTTGTTACGTAGTTAAATTCTGTGGATCCTGGGTATTTCTTGCTCGCGCCTTCTCACTTCTCATACTTCTATTTTTTCTAATGTCTTTAAATAAAGCATGTGTATTCAATTCCTCTAATCTCTCTACGTCATCTTGTAATTCAATAAACAACTCTATAATCTTTTTTGATTGTTTGTTGATACTTAATTCAAGCTCGCCAATGTTAACCCGTACCATTGCTAAGTCATAAAAAGAATATAAACTATCCTCGGTTAGCATGCGATTAACACCCGCGGGGCTTTGCTCGTCTAGTTCTTTACTAGATTTCTTATAGTATTTATTAAGTTTTTTTCTATGGTCTTTTAGATAGTCAAGCAATTTCTCTGCGCTAGTCTCTAATCCATTAGGATAAAAATAACTTAACGCTAATAACATTTTAATCGGCATAATATTGTCCTCTCATTTTTTGTACTAATAACAATAGTATAAAACCCGCGTTCAAATAATACAAGTACCAAAAAGAAAAAGCGGGCTATTTGTCCCGCTCTCTCTCTGCTTGCTAGTAGATATCCTATGAAAAATAATAACTAGCTAACAATCCTTTTGTGCGCTTGTTGTCTTTGATACTTCCGTAACGCGTATCTATCCGCCAACTGTCCCGATATATCCCAGGCAAGCAATACATACATAAACGCTATAACCTGCATAAAAAATATATCAAACATGGTTACGATTTCATTAATCATATTATCGGCGTTACTCTTTGCACGTTGCCGTTTTTGTTGACGTAAACAACCTCACTAAATGGCTCATTAAATTCTTTTATAGCGCCTTTTAGTCCTTTTGTTACGCGTATAGTCTTTTTACCTTCCTTAGTTGTAAAGGTGTAATCGTATCGTTTCATGTTGTTTTCCTTCCTAATTAATAACATAATAATACTTTAGCTAAGATCTAAACATTTTACAAGTACCGATTTTAGATACAGAAAAACCCGCTATCATTCGGGCGGAATATAGCGGGCTAACTGCTTAACCATGTTGTTTGTTTATTAGTACGTAAACAAGGGCATTGATAACATAGTTAAAATTAAATTGCCTGGTGTTTTAGTAAATATCCTCTGCGGTCTATGTCCTCTAAACCGTCAACGCCTCTAAATAAAATACTAGATAAAGTATAAACACAATGAAAAACCATGTCCATACCTGTGCCACTTACCTTAATGACGGGATAGCACCTGCTATTTATGAACGGCTCTTTTTCATCTAATACTAAACTAAAATCGTACGTAATATCTATTAATCTTGTATCCGTCAAAGAGCCGATAACAAAACCGCCTAATTCTGTTAAAGAATTAATACAAAAAAAACTTATCTGCCTATTCATACCGTTAGGGCTAACGCGTCTTATGACTGCATAAATAGTCGGCTTAGTTGTTTCTATTTTCTCATATAAATTTTCTTTTTCTATATGCTCGGCTAGTGTTACACCGTTATAAATCCATTCTTTTTGTTTGTCGTTATATACTTCCGTCTCTAAGTTTGTACCATAAATGGTATTAAATAAATTAACCTTAGCTATTTCTATTTCTATTTGTTTTTTTGTTAGTTTTGTTTTCATGTTGTTGTTGTCCTTCCTTCTATAAACATACTATCTATTAATTTAATTACAAGTTATTCAATAATATTTTTTATGCCGTAATATAAAAACCCTAACACCAGGATAAATAAACTTAACCCGCTAATTATTAAAACTATATTCATTCTTTTATTTCCTTTTCAACGATCTAATTTCTTAACTTTTACGATTTAGCTCGACTTTGCAATGGTTACATACGAACACGTCTTTGACTTTAGTAACAAAGTTATCATCAAATCTATCCTCGCATATATTACAATCTTTTTCACAACAATCAGGATAAGCATACTCATCATCACATTCTGCATGATAATCAATAGTAATAACTTCATTCTTATTACGTGCTACTTCTGTAATGTAGTAACCTAATCTATCACAAAATACTAATCCGCTTATGATACCGTCAAAACTTCCGCTTGAATGTACCTCTGTCCATACGTTTAACGGATTAGCGGTTTCGACTTGCTCATAGTCATCATGTGTATCAAGCATATCTCTCGGATTATACTTGTCATTCCATTCCTTCCAGGTCATCTGTATGTATACAGTATCATTATCAGTAGTTGTTTTGTGATTAAGTAACTCGTCTATTTCCATTGCTATTGGCTTCATTAGAATATCTCCATAGTAGTTTGGTGCATTGGGCAATAACATTCATCAAATATACCTTCGCTATCTTGACAAACAATATCGCTATCGTACCTAATTGGATACTCATTCTCCATTAAGAACGCCATTGCTCTTAACGTAAAATTGTGTATGTATTGTAGTAATCTATTTTTCATTGTCTCTCTCCCTTCGTAAGTTATAGTTTATATCCTCGACTATATCCAATTGTGATTGTATATGCTTTATCTCTAATTGTAAAGTACTGTACTTATATTCATCAATACTTCTATGTCTGTACTCATTGAATAAGTATCCTGTACCCATACCGAATACATATACGGTTAGTCCTGTTAATAAATCCATGTCTCAATGTCCGCTACAACATGGCTTGCAATACTCTACAACTTCACTTTGCTCTAACTCTTTATCACAATTCTTACAGTCCCAGGTGTCTGTTTCATTATTGTATTCTGCATGTCCTTCACAAGTAGCGCACTCTGTTAATTCATCTAACATTATTCTCCTTCCTTGTTTCTTTAGATCTAAATGTATAGTACGTTCGATTTTGGCTTTACGTATTTTTCTAATCTAGTCTCGTCACTACTAGCAATAGTTCCTTTACGTAGCATGATGATACTCTCTTTGTTTATAGTGTTGTCATCTAAACCCATAGATGTTTTCCATAAATAGAATTTATCTTTAACGTACCGCATGTTTGTTGTTAAGTCAGCGCTATTCATATTCATAATCTTGTTAGCAAGTGTAAACATGTCAACGTCTAAATGAAATATATCGGGCGTTGTGTTTAAGAAATCTGTACCCGTCATACTACAACGTTCAGCTAGTTCACTAGCAAAATCATCAATAACTTTGTCATACATGGTTAATGTTCTAATGTCATAGTCTTGTGTTCTTGCATTAAGATTGTATGAGTTGTCGTTCTTACCGTCAATTGTAAAGTAAAAGTTATCCATAGTTTTGTATTCATCTATGTCTGTTACTTTATTGTCTCTCCCGCCATTAAGATTTAACATAAGCGTATCGTTAATTGTAGATTTCTTGTGCTTTAAAAACAGTCTGCATTTATCTAACAAGTCATGCGCTTGTACAAGTACTACGAACGTATCCTCTATCAATACCTTTTTACTATCTACTGTAAACACGGGCTTGTTATCTTGTCCAAATTCAATTATGTTAAAGACATAACTGTTACTTGACATGACGGTCATTGTCTCATCAGTAAATTTGAATACAATGTTATCAGTAATACTTTTAATCTTTGTTGTACGCTTCATGGCAACGTTGCATAACTCTCTTAAAAGTTTTACGTCATTGTAATTTATTTTTATTTGCATTAACATTTTTCTTTCTCCTCTGCATAGACTTCTCTATCAACGTCTCGTACTTTTATTATGGTGTCTCTTTCATTTTCCATATCATCAATAGCTTGTTCCTCGTTATCAGCTTTGACGGTGTATGCTTTAGTAGTTGTTTCGTATACCCAATATTCTTTAGACATTATTCTTTCCCCTCTAAAAAGTATTCATCTACGCAATCATCACAATAATTACCTTCCCAATCAACAAGTTCTTTATAGTTTTCTTCTGTAAAAAAACTTTTTATAACATCTTCTTTTGTGTATTCAGTTTCTAATTCAACTTGCACAAAATCGGCTATTGATTGATGATTTAAAAGTCCAACATCAAAATGAAAATCAATTTCAAATTTTGCTATAACTTTATGATTACATTTATCACTTATCTTTTGTATTTGTTTTTTAGTTAAAGGCATTATTACTTCTCCTCTATGCAACTTATCTCATCATCATTTAAAGTTATATTAAATTCTTGTAAGAAATTATCTTTAACTTTTTGCTTGTATTGTTCTACGTTGTCTGCCTCGTAGTTATTACCACCGAAGGATAACTCTACTAAGCAAGTAAATTCTTTAGCCATTATTCTTTCTCCTCTAATTCTCCTACATTAAAAGTTAGGGTTATCTGGTCGCCGTTATCACTTTTAGTAAAGAATGATATTGGGCATTCCGCTAGCCATTCATCAAACTTATCCATTGTTACCCCATATTCCTATCGAATTATATTCTTTTAACTTATTCTTATCAGCTATGAAGGGATACGTTCTCTCTAGTTGTACAACTCTATCACTATCCCAATAACTATTTATTTTATAACCTGGTGTACTAGATACTTCGTCTCCAAAAAAATCCCTAAGAATTTCTAGTGCCGTCATCTGTTCATAGGTCTCTTGTGTGTAGTAATACATTGCTTGATATTCTCTTTCGCCTTCATAAATATTAAAATGTACCATTACATAATTTTGAGACATTGGATACTCAACTATTTCAAAATCAAATTCATACAACTCATGAAACTCAATTACTTTTTCTTTGTTTATAATCTCGTCTTTGTCTCCAATGTATGTACTTGCAAGCGTCAATTTATATTCAATCTCTACACCGTCATCAAGGCATTTAATTTCATGTTGCATTACTTAACACCGCCTGCATTGTACTTAACACCTTCTACTTTGTATTGATTGTGCTTGTACTTTATAGTTGCTACTTCTTTGCTATCGAAGTCAAGTATCTTTGTGTTACTTTTCTCAAATTCTGCATTGTGTAAAGTTCTTAATACTTCATCTAATGCAAATCCATAATCAGTTTTGATTAATAGAGTTACTTCCTCTATGTTTACCATTGTGTTATCTCCTTCCACGATCTAACATTTTTATTGTCCGACTTTATCTTTTAGTAATTCAACAATCCACTTAGCATGCGGGTTGTCCAACTTACTTTTACATATTGTTTCTGTATGTCCGTCAAATATAAATAGTGGCTCATACTTTAAGTTATGTTCCTTTACATAATTTTTAATGAGACGTTCATACTCAACAATATTGTAAAACTTATCTGTGAAGGTATAAAGAATGTTTAATTTAATTCTGCTATGTGTTTGAAATCTTTGTAGGTTGTTACCTGTCCTGCCGAATTTATAAAAGTATTCATTCTCTGCTAAATAAAATTCCTGTGTTGTTTTCTTTTTATTCTCTTTGTAGTTATTTCCTCTACGTAGTTTGTATTCATAATCTCTAGAACATTGTTTATTACAATGTTCTTGTTTGCTATGTCTTAATAAAAATTTAGTGTTGCAATTCTTACAACGTATGGTATCTCCAAAATGTTTTGTAGATTTTATATTAGACTTGCGTTTAAAATTTCTTTGATAGCAATTGTTATTGCAATAAAGGATAGGTCGTCCATATCTTTTAACTTTATGTATGTTAATAAAGTTATGACATTCAGGTGTAACACAATTCATACTATCTCCTTCCAAAAAGATATAGTGTTTGCTAACTATTGAGAATTGGATACACACTTTTTATAGTGACGATTATGTATTGTATTCTCAAATTTCAAATCGTTACCCGTAATAGTTAGCTTGCACTATGTATTAATTAATAGTACGTGTGTTTTAGATTGTCAAGGTTTTAACTTTATTTTTTTATTTGTACTTGATGTTGTAAATCTAACTATCTGTTTAGGGTTATCGTCACTCTCGCATGCTAGTCCGTCTATGTGATGTTTGTATTTTTGTTTACATACTAAGCATGGCTCATCACGATTGTAGTCATACTCAACCATGCTCATAAGATGTTCTATCTTTACCGCCACTTGTCTAGCTTTAGTATCTATATCGGTCATGGTAGTTGTTTCCAAAATGGATCATCATAAAAACTATTGCCGACTTTGGTCTCCACTATCTCCAGGAATGTATCAAGTGTTAGGCATACAACAACAGGTACGCCGTCTGGTTGTCTGCGTTTACCGTCTGTTTTTACCAAGCGTTTCCAAACCAACGCTGTGAAGTTCGACTTTGACTTCTTGATAGACTTTGCTAATTCACGTGTCACGTTAAGACTTTGCCTTGCTTTACACTCAACATAAAAGTCTGTACCGTTCCATTGGAATAACACATCTCCTTTATCATTTTTCCCACCTTCCGCAATTCTTTCTCCGTTTAACATTCTTGCAACGAATGTCTCTAGTTTAGTCCCCTGTTGTTTTTGTTTGGACATTACTCCTCTTTCTTAATCATCTTCCTCTCCTTTAACGCTTTAGGAGAATTTAATACATTAGATAAACTTGTAATGTAATGTTCCATATCCCAAACATATAAACGTCCGTAGTCTAATTGTACTCCTCGTTGTGTGTACTCATAAGAATATAAGTCATTGAAGTCTAGCAATATTGTTAGATCTCCTACACCCTTGCTTGTGACAATGCCGACTTTAACTCCGCCATAATGCGGACAATCTTGTGTAGGAAAATCAGGTTCTAGTTTAAGTATTGACTTAGCTAAATCATTTTCTTCTATAGTATCCAATGGAAAGAAACCAATACGTTCGCTCGGTTCAACTTCTTCTACATAAAATATAGATTCTAAAAAACCTTCACATCTATCAAGCATATTCCAGGTAGCTATACCACCTTGTGTTTTGAGTACGTCTTTCATACTACAACTGTAGCTGAATTTGATCCTCTAGTCTAGCCAATAGCTGTTCTTTTTTCTTTTGGTCATTAAGTTTGTACATACTTACACCACCTTTATGCGTGTGCATGGTACATTTATCCCCTAGTATGTAATCTTCTCCATGGTCTTGGCGTATCTCTGATATTCTATTACGTGCTGACCAACCAAACTCAATTAGTTCTGTAGCACAATGCCACTCATGGTCGTTAAGCAGTTGTAATATATCATCTCTCATTGTCATTTGTTATCTCCTCCTGGTTTATACCATTCATACTTTAAGGTTAACTCACTACCCATAGGTATGTCAACGATTGCATAAATATAATGGTATCTCTGTACCTCTACTCGTTTAAGGTTTGGTGTTTCGCTATGATTTATAAAACCACCTAGTGGTGTTCTGTCTAGCTTTTTAGTAATGAAATCTTCAATGTGCGTAATGCCTAGGTTTGCACCTTTATTTATATCTGATAATGTAAAGAGACCGAGACCTTCTATCTTGCTAGGTTGTATTGTAAGAAAGTCAGGTAGTGGTTTGTAGGTCATAGGGTAACATCAAAGTCTTCATCAGGATCTAAGTGTTTGTTTACCATAACACCTAATACCATTTCTTTAAACTCTTTACTACCTACTTTGTAACCTGGACCATCGAATGGATTATTCTTCTTCAAACCACGCTTCGTCATCTGCTATCTCCTCCTTGACTTCTACCTTTAAACCTTTAGGTACTTTCTTTAAATCAACGTCTACAAATTCTCCGCTGTCTGTTAATTTAATTATGACCTGCATTAGAAAGGTATCTCGCCTTCCTCTACGTCATCTAAACTTTTAGCAACTGCAACTTTAGGCATAAACCATTCTTCAGGTGCTTGTTTTTCTGCGTTAAAACTTTCCATGTAATAGATACGTGGGTTGCCGTTATCACATTCTCTGTTCTTGCACTTCCAATCAGGGTAAGTCTCTTTTATTTTACCGCTTGCTTTATCTCCTCTGTTGTCCCATAGCTCACTACTACATGACAAACATTGAGGAACAATAGATCCCTGTGTAACTACTTTCTTTTCCTGTACTTCTACACCTAGTGCTTCGAGTGCTTCCTCTGTAGATTTATTATCTAAGTTACCTACTGCACCCTGTGTCTTCTCTTGTACAGATTGTGGAGGAGTATAACTATTGCTATTGCTAGTTTTAGCTACACTCTTGGTAACTTGTTGAGTAGGTTGTTGTCCCGCACTACCCTTCAAGTTCTCCACCTTCTGCATTTCTGTGACTGACGGTCTTGCTTTTGCTGTATAGCCGAACCAGTTTGCAAGCCCACGTCCTATTGCAGATGTCTCTGCATTTTCAATCCATGATGTTTGATTAGCACCTTTAGGACCTTGTTGGTCTTGTGCAATACCTGTTGCTACAGGATTTATGTCTTCTACATCTTTATAAATCATTGCTCTAACCACAATACTTTGGTGGTCATCTGATATAGATAGGTGTTCTGTATACACTCTACCATTGGGATTGTTCTCCCAAAACTTTGCTAGTCTATCTTCTACTTGATCGTATTCGTCTTGCCAACCCATCGGTTACTCCTCTATTAGTTCGGTTTTTTCTTCGGTAGTATATTCTACCCATACTTTTGTTTGTTTGCCAACATTATATTTTCTTAATATATCTGTGACACTTTGTTCCATAGTGTTATATATTAAATCAAAAACTTTTTCTGCTTCTGTGATACTTTTTGCAGTAACTTTATACTCACGCTTACTTGTATCTGTAAACAATAGTTGTACTTGCCTGCGTTCAGGATTTAATTTTGCCATATCTATTTTCTTTAAGTTGTGTTCTAGTAAGTTTATAGTAATAGGGGTGTGTGACACTATTCTTCTTCGCCTACTTTATCTACATCTTTTAGTTCTATCTCTCCATTAGCTAACTTGATAGCTTGTAACATCTGTTCATTGTAATCTTCTACAAATTGTGTAGCTAGTTGGTTAACTTTAAGTGGGTTGTGTGTGTTGAGTTTTAGTGATGTCCATGATACTTCTTGACCACCGCATGCGTTAGCCATAGCGATAGCCCACTTCTTCATTTCCTTCTTTTCTGTAAAAATGTTTGGCACGTCTTAGTCTCCTCCGCGTTCGCCGCGTACAAACACATAGTGAATAACATTATTCCAATTCTCAAACTCGTATATATATAGATCGTTAGCTTTAAGATAATCTTGTAGCTCTTTTGTACTATCTATAAATATAGGTTTACCGTTTCTTGCAACGATAAAACCTTTGCCAGTTTTTGCAACTGACTGTTTAAGTTCGGATAACATAAAGTCATCACTTGTCAGTATATCAGTCATTATACCTCCCAATATAATTGTACTACATAATTAGAGGATAGTATAAAATTTCTTATTTAGCAACGACAAACCCAAAAATGAATTAAAAGGTTTGCCGTCAAGGACAAGGGTAAAGGAGGAAACCCCATGTCAATGAAATATAAGTTGACATTAATTATAGCACACGGTATATTGGTCTAGTAGATAACACTTCGATGTTGTCTCCTTCCCAATTAAAAGAGACCACTCCTGCGAGGGTGGTCTTTTTTTTACTTGACTTTAATTTGTGATGGGTTATATTGGAGTATCTTATTTAATACTGCCATATTCTATGAGATGTAAAAAGCGGGAGTTTTATCTCCCGTTTTTTTAAACTATCTCTAAATTATTATGACCATTCTTATTGACAACCATAGTCACTACACCTTGCCTAGTTTTCTTACCTGCTTGCTGTTCAAAGTAAGTACTCTCATCTAAGCTAGGTACTTGTATCCAGGTGCGTGGATCATGCACTTGTCTAAAATGATGGTAATGTCCTGTCACTAAGATAGACGAGGAACCAGAATGAAACCCTCCAAACGTTTGGTTCTTCCACCAGTTCATAACCTTCGTCTCTACTGTCCCGCCGAAACCAGTAAGATGTCCATGAGTAAAGGACATGTTTGTTCCACATACGTTTAGCGATAAGTGAGGTTCATCAGGTATGACAAACTTTATATGGTCGTACTGTGGTTTGTCTGCAAAGATTTCTCCTATTTGTTCAAAGACTTCTATGTCATAGTTGTCCATACCACCTGTTGGTGCTACACCTTTATCAGTACGTTTCTCTCCATGATTACCTGGAACTGCACCTACTACTACAACATCAAAGTCTTTAGACCATTCGACTAATGCTTTAGCAATAAGTCTTCTAGCTAACTTCATTTGATTTCTATAGTCTAACTCTACGCCGTTAGGTCCCATTGCTTGTGGGTAAAATCCTACGCAACCCTCGACAATATCCCCTAATCCTACAACAGTAAGTTGATCCATCTCTACCCCTGCTTTACGTAGGAAGTTATACCTATCGCGTACAAGATCTATCTTCTCTAAGAAGCGTTCAACAATAAGTTCAGTACCTCCGCCATCTCTTTTGCCTAACTGCAAATCTGCAACTGCAACAAAAAAGCTAGCTTTAGTTTTCTTTACTTTAGGTTTAGCTTTACGCTTATAAGACTGTATCCATTTTTCTATACGGGTGTAGTCTTCTTTATCTATCGTTGCTTCTGTTGCAACTATCTGTGCTTTGTATGCCCATGCCTGATGTATTTCTCCCTTACCTACATTCATATCCCATGTACTCACACGCAATGTGTCATTAACTATTGCATATTTTTTAGGATCAAATCCCCATTCTAGTAAGAGTTCATCAAACTCTGGAGTAGAACTACTTGTAGCTCTTGATGTTATGGTTCCAGTCTTAGTTTTATAATCAAACTTTACTCCTGGTTCCCACCCTTTAGGGTGCGCAACACCCTCCTTTGTATTATTGTGTGCTACGTCCTGTTGGGTTTCGGTAAGTTTACTTACCTGCGAGTTGTTTTTTTGCATACTCTTTTAACACTACTATTACGGCACCGCCACCTGCAATTGCTGCAGCTTCAAGTGTTGTAATTTCAAGGTCTATTGCAGGTCCAACCAACAAAGCAGAACCGAATGCTTCGATGAATGTCCATACAACTTTTTCAACAAGTTGCTTTAGTTCGTCACTCATATTACTCCAATCTATATAATAGGTTTTCCTCTTAGCTTACTGTCAATGCGTGTCACTTTTTCGTGAATAGCATGTAACATTTTACTATCGGAACTTTGTTGTGGTTCGCTTGAACCATCGAGATTTATCTTGCTAACCTCTAATGTGACTGGTTTACCTTGTAGTAATACTGCAGATACTTTTCTATACATACGTTCATAAGCATTACGTGACTGTCCAATCATACCGTCTTTACCTAAGTCAAGATCTTGTTGAGTATTTCCTGTCAATATACAACCCGAAGTATGCTCATCGGTGTTGCCCGAATGAATT